ACCTTGGGGTTCACCAATGAGTAAAGGACTTAACATAACAGTATTTGATAAGATTAAAGCAGCAGTAGATGATGCAAATCATGAAGCAGCAGTTAAGTTTGGCCCTTGTCCATTAGGTGAAAGATATGGCCACTACATAAGGAATACACACAGTACATCAATAGCACCAACAGCTAGTATTAGTACGTTATGTAATGGGACTAGCCAGGGAGTTGATCCAAGATTAGCTAATAGTTATGTTCACAAGACTAACATTGGTACCTATACACAAAGGAACAAGTACCTAGAGAGAAGACTAATTGAACTAGGAGCTAATACAGATAAGGTATGGAAAGCTATTGGTAAGGAAGCTGGTTCAATACAGAACCTAAAGATACCAGGTCTGTCAGCTTGGGATAAAGAAGTATTCAAGACTGCTATTGAGTTAAATCAATTCCATACAGTAGATATGGCGTGTGATAGAGCACCTTACATAGATCAAGCACAGAGTATTAACTTATTCCTACCAGCTGATGAGCAAGTAGCTAACTTGTATAATCTACATGTGAGAGCTTGGAAACAAGGACTTAAATCACTGTATTACTGTAGGTCAACAGCAGCTACAAGAGCTAGTGCAGGACTTAGAGATAGAGAAATAATAGAAGTAGATAGCTGCTTAAGCTGTCAGTAACAATAAAGAGGAGAAAGAATGAGCACACTAATTAAACAAACAACTAAATACCCGATGTATAAACCTATGAAATATTCGTGGGCTTATGACTACTGGAAAACACATGAGAAGATGCATTGGACGGAGGAAGAAGTTCCTCTAGCTGATGACATTAAAGATTTTAATAATGCTGATGCAGATGAAGTTAGATTCATTACTGAAGTATTAAGACTATTCACACAGAATGATATTATGGTTGGTGCTGGGTATGATGTTATGCTTAGAATCTTTAAGCCTACTGAAGTACAGATGATGTTAAGAACATTCGCCAACAGAGAGAATACACACATTAGTGCCTATGCTCTACTTACTGAGACTCTAGGGTTTGGAGATGAAATCTATAGTGAGTTCCTAGAGATACCATTAATGGAAGGTAAGACTGAGTATATTGATAAAGCTAAGGTAAAGAAGTTTGAAGACTACAAAGCTGATGGTATGAGTAATGCACAAGTTGATGAACAATTTAGACGAGCCATCGCTAGGATGTTAGCAGTATATGCTGGAGCTACAGAAGGTATTAGTTTAATGGCACAGTTTGCTATGTTACTACAGTATCAGTTCCAAAACAAATACAAAGGTATGTGTACTATTGTAGACTGGAGTATTAAAGATGAAGCTCAACACCAAGAAGGTAACTCAAAACTATTTAGAGAATACATCAAAGAGAATAGTGATATCTGGGATGATGAACTTAAGTATGATATATACCAAGCAGTAAGAGAGATTGTAGAATATGAGAAATCATTAGTTGATTACTTGAATCCTCCACACATGGATAAGGATACAGTTAAAACATACATAGAATACATGGCAGATAATGCTTTAAAACAGTTAGGTATGAAAGAGAACTATGGGCACAAAGAGAACCCCTTCCCATTTATGGATGATGTTACATCTGGTGTATCCTTAGTGAACTTCTTCGAAGGAAGAGTAACTGATTATGCTAAGGGTGCATTGACTGGTAGTTGGGACACTTTAAAGCAAGATGTCGCTTGATGATTGGAAAATAATATTCATAATAAACACAGTAGTAGCGGAGTGGTTTCTAATAACCAACGCTATGAATAACTTTGGATGGATAACGATAGGAGGATAAATGAAAAAGAGACTTAGACATTACGTAGAAACATTAGAAGCAGAATATAGACACTGCAAGACTAATGAAGAATGTAAATACCTAGAGCGAGTGATCGCTAAACTTAAAGATATAATTAAAAGAGGATAATAAATGAAAGCTCTAATAGATGCAGACAGTATGATATATAAAGCAGGATTTGGTGTAGAAGAAGCTATTGACTGGGGTGATGGAGAAACTACATACCATGGTGAGATAGAGGATATGAAAGATGCTATTGATGGTATGCTTGATTCTATTACATTCGCTACTGGATGTGATGATTATGAGCTTCATTTAACTGGTAGTGGTAACTTCAGAGATCAAGTAGTTAGTGACTATAAACACAACCGTAAGGGCATGAGAGTACCTGAATGGGTAGCTGAACTAAAGCAGCACATGATTGAAGAGCTAGGAGCTATCCTACACAAAGGATGGGAAGCTGATGATGCTGTTGTGTATTTAAAGACTAAGTATCCTGAGGATTATATATTATGTGCTATCGATAAGGATGTATTAATGCAATCAGTTGGTACTCACTATAACTATGGTAAACAAAAAGATGTAACAGTAGATGAGTGGACTGCCTTACATTTTAAATACTACCAATGTATAGCGGGTGATCCTGTTGATGGCTATAAAGGTGTTCCTGGTATGGGTCCTAAGAGAGCTGAGAAAGCCTTAAAGGATTGTACTAATGAAAGAGAGTTGTGGGTAGCTGCGTTATTAGCTTATAGGTCAAAGGGCTTAAGAAGAAGTAATGCTATCAATACTATGAGGTTGGCGTGTATGCATCAATATGATGGGGAAGGTGTAGTACTGTGGACCCCTCCGCATCGAGGCTAGAGTTACTTTCTAGTCTTGAGTTGTTGCAGATACCGATAGATACAAGGAGAGGGTATACCTACTTATGTAGTTAGGTTCAGTGTCACACAGGATGAGGCATGATAAAAGAACTGGAACCTTCTATAAATAGAATTGGAGAGAAGATGAACGTAGAGAAAATACTACAGATACTTGAAGAAGCATTCCCTGATAGGATAGTGATAGCTAGATTATCCGATTATGATCAAGGAAGACAACACGGTAGATTAGAAATAATCAGATATATAAAACAATTAATAGAAGAAAAGGATTAATACACATGAGCGGATTATTTGGATCTAAAACACCAGCACCAGCAGCACCTATCCCACCAGCAGCACCAGTAGAGGAAGCAACATTTAAAGCAGGTGGTGATGATGAAGGTAGAGGTGACCTTAAGAAAAGAGCACAAGGAAAGAAGAGGCTACAGATACCATTAACTAAAGGTAAAGCATCTTCAGGATTAGGTATCCCTAAATAGATGGAAGACATTAGCCTAAAAACTAGGTGGTCCAAACTAGATAGTGAAAGGAATGCTGTAGTTGATAGAGCTAAAGCATGTGTTGAATTAACTATACCTTCATTACTGGTAGATGCGACACACACAGAGGATACACGACTAGCTACACCTTATCAATCATTAGGTGCTAGAGCTGTTAACAACTTAGCGAGTAAATTACTACTGAGTCTATTACCACCTAACGCTCCTTTCTTTAGGTTCATACCTGATAAGATTGCTATGATGGAGATGGAACAAGCACAAGCAGGAGCCGCTGCACAAGTTAACGAACAGTTAGCTGATATTGAGAGAGCACTTAGTGCACAGATTGAGAGAGAAGCACTAAGGGTGCCTATATTTGAAGCTTTAAAACTACTGGTAGCTACTGGTAATGCATTAGTCTTTAGAGATAAAGATGAAGGTACAAGGGTATTCAACTTAAGTCACTATGTGGTTAAGAGGAGTCCAGAGGGTGTAGTTAAAGAGATAATGACTCTTGAAAGAGTTAAGCCTAGTGACTTACCTGACCCTAGTAAATACGATAGTGAAGATAAAGACATAGACCTATATACAATTGTTAAATACAATACAGAGACTAAGAAGTATGACTCATGGCAAGAAGCTGGTGATGAAGAACTTGAAGGTACTCGAGGTGTATATACTACTAAGAATATGCCTTATCTACCATTAAGATGGACATCAATACATAATGAAGATTATGGTAGAGGTTTAGTTGAACAATACCTAGGTGACTTGAGGTCACTAGAAGCATTGACAATGTCTATTGTAGAAGCATCAGCAGCAGCAAGTAAGATTGTATTCATGGTTAACCCAGTGGGTGCTACGAATATCAAGACACTAGCTAAAGCAGAGAGTGGAGCAATCATCAAAGGTAATGCACAGGATGTATCTACACTACAGGTGGATAAATCACATGACTTACGTATTGCATATGAAACACTTAATGATATACAGAGAAGACTAGCTAGTGCTTTCCTTCTAAATGAATCAGCAAGAAGAGATGCAGAGAGAGTTACGGCAGAAGAGGTAAGACTTATGGCTGGAGAACTAGAGGATGCCTTAGGTGGTATATACTCTATTCTAACACAGGAACTACAACTACCATTAATTAAGTTAATGATGTTAACATCTAAAGTTACATTCCCAGAGGGATTAGTAGAGCCTGTAATTGTTACTGGTGTAGAGGCACTAGGACGAGGACACGACTACAACAAGTTAGTACAGTTTGCACAAACATTACAGCAGTTATTAGGACCTGAGATATTTGCACAATATTCAAATGTAGATGCAGTTATTGCACAAATAGGTACATCACTGGGTATTGATACAGAGGGTCTGATTAAGACACCTGAGCAGAGACAACAGGAACAACAACAAGCTATGATGCAACAAGCTGGACAAGCTGGTTTAGATACAGCAGCACAAGCTGGTGGTCAAGCAGCAGTTGAACAAGGGATGATGTAGTGAGGTTGCCAGTTACAATGGCTCCTCCCACTCCCCCATACACAAGAGAGATAAAGAAGAAGGAAGTTAAAGATGGAAATACAACAAAGCCAAGAAGAAAACGTAAACCTAAGTCAACACGAACAAGCGATGGTGGACAAGATGGATGCGAACACAAACCAAACACAACAGGAACTACAAAGTGATGCTGATAAGAGGGGTGTAGCAGATGATGCTCCACTACCATCTGATGAAGTTAAGTTATATGCAGGTAAGTACAAGTCTGTTGAAGATATGGAACAAGCTTACAAAGAACTAGAAGGTAAGTTAGGTAGTAATGACGGTGAGACTAAAGAAGCTTCTACTGAAGCGGAAGAGGGTGATACAGTATCTACAGAGGCTGAAGCTAAAGAGTTAGCTGAAAGCAAGGGCATTGACTTTACAGAGTTGAATCAAGAGTTTGCTAACAATGGTGTATTATCTGAGGATACATACGCATCATTGGCTGGTAAGGGTATTGATAAAGCTACTGTAGATAACTATATTGCAGGACAAGAAGCTATTGTATCTCAGAACTTATCTAAGATGCAATCACTAGCTGGTGGAGAGCAAGGGTATCAAGATATGATATCATGGGCAGGAGAAACATTATCGGATGGGGATAAGGAAGCATTTAACTCTAGTTTACAAAATGAAGGACAAGCTGAATTTGCTATCCAAGGATTGTATGCTAGGTTCCAAGCTACACTAGGACCATCACTAGTTAAAGCTAGTAGTAATTCAACTACATCATCACAAGGGTATCAATCTAGTCAAGAGATGACTAAGGATATGCATGATGTTAGGTACAAGAAAGACCCTGCGTTTAGAGCACAGGTACAAAATAAGATAGCGAAGAGTAATTGGTAAGGTGTGTTTGGCATTGAGATGTAACCTATGTCCTAGACAAGTTTAACACTGATGATGTAAGACCAAACTTCTTTACTCCTCTTTTAGGTAGTCGGTAGGCTTTCAAACGCCTGTCACTACCTTTTTAATATTAAAACTATTATAAAATCGATGCCCCTATTAAGTATATCGAGGTGTATTTATAGGGATACCAAAGATGGAAATAAAAGACAATACATATTAATATCACGCGTAGGTGCCACTTACGGCTAACATATTAAACATAAAAATAAAACAAGGACATTTAAAACATGGCAAATTATATTCACTCAAATGGTATCGGTACTAACACACTTGATGCACACTCAGACAGAGCAATCGCTCTTAAAGTATTCTCAGGAGAAGTATTAACTTCATTCGAAGAGAACAACATCTTCATGGGACTAGTACAAACTAGAACTATTTCTTCAGGTAAGAGTGCTCAATTCCCAGTTATTGGTTCATATACTGATGCTGTAGCTGAGCACGTACCAGGTACTGATATTGATGTATCAGGAATCGCAGCTGGTGAAAGAGTTATTACTATTGATAACTTAAAATATGCATCTGTATTTGTAGATAACTTCGAAGAAGCAATGTCTCACTATGAAGTTAGAGGACAATACTCTACTGAAATGGGTAGAAAGTTAGCACAAACAATTGATGGTGACGTAGTTACTACTCTTAGAACTTGTGTTGGTGGTGTTGCCGCTGCTACAGGTCAACCTACTCCAGAAGCTGCTGCAATTGATGCAGGTGTATTAATTGCTGATGCTGCTTCTGTTAAAGGTAACAAGATTATTGATGCTATGTTCCAAGCACAAACTATCTTAGATGAAAAAGATGTACCAGGTGAGAGATACGTAGTTGTAACTCCTGCTGATTACTACAACTTAGTTCAATCTGATAAAGGTACAAACAGTGACTATACATCTGGTAACGGTGGTATTGATGCTGGTAAGATTACTAAGATTGCAGGTAACAACATCTTAGTATCTAATAGATTAGCTACTGGTGAGATTGTAGTATTCACTACTAATGCAATTGGTATTGTTAAATTACTTGACATCAAATCTGAAGCTAACTACATCCCTGAGAAATTAGGTGATTTAATGACTTCATCTTACGCAATGGGTTATGGTGTACTTAATCCAGCTTGTGTAGTAACAATCGACGCTGCTGCTGCATAAGCATAAGCAATTTATAAGGACTGGCTATTAATTTAGCTGGTCCTTTTTTTTGGTTTGAGATATGAGGCCAACAACAACTATAATAAACTAAAGGAAAGATATGAATAAATTAAATAATGCAATTAATATCATACTACAAAACCTAGGAGAACAAACACTAGGAGCTACTGAAGCTATAGATGGTATATTTGAAGCAGAACAAGCTAGTCTTGTACTAGACGAGATTAAAACACAAGTGTTAGCATTTGGTTATAACTTTAATACAGATAAGGTATGGGAGTTTGTACCTGATATGGATGGCTACATAGCTATACCTGATAATGCACTAAGTGTAGACCCTACAGATACAGGACAGGACTATGTTGTTAAGGACCACAAGCTATATAATAAAGATGATGTTACTTATGTATTCACATCTACAGTAGAGGCAGAGGTTATATGGGATGTACCATTTGATGATGTACCTTTAATTGTACAACACTATATTGTTACTAGAGCATCGCGTATGTTGGTACAGAGGTTAACAGGTAATGAGACAATGTTACAATACCTACTTAATGACGAAGAGAAAGCTAAAGTAGAAGTGTTAAATTGGGACTCTGATATAGGGGACTATAATGTATTTGACTCTAGTACAACTATGAGGATTATAAATAGAACTACAAATCCTAGAGGATTGAAAGGATAGATAATGTTAATTAATCAAACACTACCTGGATTATATAATGGAGTTAGTGGTCAAGCACCTGAGCTCAGACTGGACACACAGGTTGAGGAGATGATAAATTGTTATCCTAGTGTAGTTACTGGTGTAGGTAAAAGACCACCACTAGAATACATGGCTAATAATACATCACTAACGGAGGATGTATTTGTTCACACATACGATAGAGGAGATGACTTAGAGAAGTACATCATAGCTATTGATGGGGGTAGCTGGTATACCTTCGACTTAGATGGTACTCCTATTAATAGTGGTACAGATGTCTATTTGACTACAGGAACTACACCAGCTAAAGAAGCATTTGCATTAACTACTATAGGGGATATAACATATATTGTTAATAAGACTAAAACAGTAGAGATGGATACAACACTAGGGTCAGAAGTAGAAACAACATACTGGACACTAGGATGTAGTAACTATACATTAGTAGGTGAATATGATGGAGGTGACTTTGAGGTATTTAACACTGAAGGTACTATTGAAGTTACAGTTAATGTAGATGGTACACCTTATATTAAGACACTTGGTATTAATACCTCTCTAGAGACAGCGGATGCACAATATAATACTGAAGTTGAAGTACTAATTGCTGAGGCATTAGCAGACATAGTAATAGCTATAGAAGATATTAACCATAGTGGATCTAAAGGATTAGCTTCTGATGGTTCACACACTATAACATTAGGTGTAGCATGGGTAGATGTTGTACATGGTACTGAAGGTACTACATCATATTCAATTATAGAGATAGAACCAGGTGCATGGGAGAGTCAATTCTTCTATTGGGTTAAACGTAGTGCTGGAGCAGCAACAGGTGACAATGCTCTCTTACGGCACACATACTACATATATAAGAATGGGGCATTATTAACGGAAGCAATACACCATGACTCTACATCAGCTGCTTCCTTATTAGCTGCTGCTATTGGAGGTATTGCTAGAGGCTCAGTAGTTATGAATGTAGCTGAGAGTAATGAAGCATACACAGGTAGTGACTCATGGGGTGACCAAGCTAGTGAGAGTTGGCAGGGACGTGTTAAGAAGCTTCAGGATTTACCTAATAACTTAGGTTTTGAAGGTAGTGTTATTCAAATCACAGGTGATGATAAATCTAACTTTGATGAATACTATGTACAATATATAGAGGGTGTGTATAAAGAAACAGTTAAGCCTAACCTATATAATACAATTGATGCATCTACAATGCCACACATCCTAGCTAGAGGACAAGATGCAGCTGGTGATATTAAGTTCTACTTTGATGTGATTAATGATAGTACTGAAATACCACTAGAAGATGAATATGGTAACATACTAAACACAAGTTCTTGGGGTATGCGTACAGCAGGTGATGAGCTTAGTGCATCAGAGCCAAGCTTTGTAGGTAATACAATTACTGATGTATTTTTCTTTAAGAATAGACTAGGTCTTATATCTGGAGAGAATATAGTTATGTCAGAGGTAGGTGAGTATTATAACTTCTTCCCTACAACAGTAACTGATGTACTAGATAGTGACCCGATAGATGTAGCAGTAGATAGTAGTCAAGTGGTAGCACTTAGATATGCTATACCATTTAATAAAGAACTGTTACTATTTGGAGACAAAGCACAATTCATACTATCTGGTGCAGAAACACTAACACCTAAAGATGTATCAATACAGCAGTCAACAGCCTTCGATACTAACCGATTCATTAAACCAGTAGGACTTGGACCTAATGTATACTTTACTATTAATAAAGAAGAGACTACACAAGTTAGAGAATACTTTGTAGTACCTGATACTGCGGCTAATGATGCGGCTAATATTACAGCACATTGTCCACAATATGTACCAACAGGTATGAAGGTTATGGCAGGTAGTTCTAAATATGATATGTTGTTCATGGCTACAGGTAGTGATAATATCATTTATGTATATAGTTTCTACTGGCAGGGTGAAGAGAAAGCACAATCAGCATGGCACAAGTGGGTAATGCCGGAGAATGTTATAAACATGGCTATGGTAGATTCTACACTAGCTGTTATGACAGTGGATGAAGGTGTTATGAAGCTACACCATATAGTACTAGAGCCTACATCACTTACACAATATAGTGATGGAGTAGTTCCATATGAGGCTTCAATTGAATTAAGTAAATGGGGTATATCTACAGGTAATGCTGGAGTAGACACATTAAGTGGTGGTCTTAAGTTTAAGGCAGTTAGGGTAGCTAATACAAATGGTGGGCCCTATACACTAGTGGTAGAAAATAAGAGAAGAGTAGGTAGTGTAGATTACTACAATACTAAATCTCTTGATGATAAGAAATTTATGGTACAGGGTAATACAGATGATGTTATCCTGTCACTTAAAGATAGTGGAAGCACAAGCTTCAATATTACTTCATTGAATTATGAAGGCTTATATACTAATAATAGTAAAGGAATATAATGGTAAGTGATAAAGTACTACCTTCAAATGGTAGTCAGAGAATATTTACAATAGGATTAAATGTATTAAGTGAGAGCCATCTTAAAATATACCTTGATGGTGTAGCTATAAGTGCAGATGATTATGATTTAATTAACAATGCAGCGGTGTTTCACACTGCCCCTGCAGAAGGTACACTAACACTACAGGTAGGTACAACACCTGATGACTTGTTACTAACACCTACAGATGCAGGTATAGTTGCGGCTAATATGGATAATGTGGTTCTAGCAGCACAAAGTGTTGCAGCTATACAAACAGTAGCAGATAACATATTAGATGTTAATACAATTGCAGCTGTTGAGGTATTAGAGGATATGAATATCTTAGCTAATACTCAAACACTAGCAGATATTGAAGCGGTAGCAGGTATTGCAGACCTTATTGAAGAAGGAGTTGGCTCTATTGGCAATACAACTTCTCAAGGTATGTTTCAACACAATAAAAGAA